CCCGTTTGTCTGGTATCTGCTTAATTTCATCTTTGAAACCTCCTTTTATCTGCTCGTTATCCTTGTTTGTTCGGTTATGCCCCTTGAACCAGATTCTTACTGGGCCAAGTTATTAAGGTTAAGTCTCACTATGGGTGGGACATCGTTTACATCCCTTTCTCCGTGTCCATATCCGCATTCAGGACAGACATTGGGACGATCTTTTCTTTTTAAGAAAGGTATCTTCCCCTTGCATCTGCCGCAAGTGTAAAACCCATATTGATTCTTAGTCCTTAAATCAGGCATTTTTTGTATGCCTCTCTCTATATCTTTTTATGGCTGCGTCTATTGACGCTTGGGTGACTTTTTGATCGCGCATTATTCGGATTATATCTTTTTCGGAATCGGAGAACCCACCTTCCTTTGGTTTATTCCTTGGAACGGTAGAGTTTATTCCCACATCCGGAGGATTAACAATAGAGTCAATCTTTGCGTTTAGGTCATTTATCTGCTTACGCAAATCTTCTATTTGTTTATCCTTTTCATCTGCGCTTTGATTATCTTTAGCCAGAGTTTTCTCAAGCTCTTGGATTACAAGTTCAGGAGCATCTTCTCTTGTTTTCCAATCAGGATGTTCGTCGGCTATCTTAAGCGTAAGAGCATATTTAGGATTTTCCTTGATAAGGATTTCCTCTATCTCGCCTTCAGTCTTCCCCTGCGCGGTAAGTTCATTCCTGCGCTTTTTAGTATCCAATTCAGGGTGTTTTACAAGAACCCGGTTGTAAGATTGAAGCTGCTTACCAAATAAGTCCTTGTTAAACAATTCAGACCGTTTAGAGTTAAGATTCTTTAGGCGTTCACGTTCTCTTCTTAACTCGCGCCTATTAATCCAAGCAATCGCTTCCGCCTGATCCTCAAGTATCCAGTCATCAAGTTCATCCTTGGTCATCTCCCTACGCTCTTCGCGCGGCTTGGAAGAATCTTCCTGAAGATATTTAGACCATTTCTCCTTTTCCTCTTTAAGGACGATTGATTCGATGTCCTCTTTGGGTTTAGATATTTTGGCCTCAAGGTCTACTTTTTCCTTACGCAAGCTATCAAGTTCAAGACGCAATAATTGGGTTTCCTTAGATGTTTTATCCTCACTTTGTTTTAATTGGTTGACTAATTCATCAATGCGTTTTTGACTTGCTTCCTGGATTTTTTTAATCTTTTCCTCACCGCTTAGTTTGCTGTTTTCTTCCTTGCGTTTTATCTCCAGTAACTCGGATTTACGCTTTTTATCATCATCGGAAAGTTCCTCATCCTTTTTGGTAAGGATTTCAGCATCTTTTTTGGCTTGAGTTTCGGCCTTAACACGTTCTTCTTCGGCTTTCTTCTTCTCTTCCTGTTTCTGGGCCTCTAAAGATTCCCTCTCCTCTTCAGACAAAAGCGATTCCTTAGCTCTTTGCGCGGAATCCTTTTCCTTGCCTACAATACCTTCCAGTTCTTTTTTTGCTTCTTCCACTTTTAACTCTGGCATCTTGCCCTCCCAATTTTTACAACCATCGCTTTCTAAGGATTAAACGAAGCAACCTTTTAACCACAGGTTTATAGGTAAACCTGAGAAAACCTTAAAACAAAAAAGCCGATACTTTTTTACCGCAACTGATACAAATAAGTTCTCTTTTCATTCTATCTTCTTCGGCCTCCCCCTAGATTTGGTTTCTGTTGTTTTTATTTCTTCTTTTACCTGTGGGGCATCGCCTTTCTTATCTAAACTGGCAGCAAACTCAGCAACTTTAATGGCTTTTTCTTTACGCGCTCTTTCCTGGTCAATAAATTGTTTCTTGCTTAACCTGATATTACCTGGGGCATAAGGGACCAGCATCGAATCAGGCAACCTTACTGGTTTTTTCTTTTTTTGTTCGTCCATCTCTTCTCCTTTTTACCATAGGCATTTCAAGGGTAATGCCTAAGCAACCCTTTTATTTACCGCCTTTTGCTTCTTTCAATTCAAGTTCCACCATCTTTAATATCTGGGTCAAATCGTCAATCTTGGCTACATTGGCAAATGCCTCAGTCCATTTTTGTTCACGGATACAGCGATTGGCTTCCTTCTGCAAATGCAATGCGTGTTTCTCTAAAACCCTGCGATAAGCTCTTGATGATACAATAGCATTAAGCTCTGTTACTTCCTGCAAGCGTGATATATCTCTCATTATGTTATTGCCCCTTCCTCAGCTGGCTGCGGTTGATTAGCCGAAGGATTACCCGGTGGATTTGCCGGAATATTCTGCGGAGCAATAGCCGGATTCTGTAATTGTGCCGGAGGTTGAGGATTATTAGCGGCTATGGAAGCGGCTAATTGATTGGCTGCCATTTCCTGCCTGACATTCTTAATAAAACGCATAGCATTTACCGTTGTCTTGAATAAATGCGCTTCAAAATTAGGTCTACTTTCTTCGCTTAATTCATTATATTTTTCTGCTTTTTGCTTAGAGTGTCCCTCTAAATGTTGCAAGGCCAAAGCCGTTTCTCCCTCCGGTGGGTCAAAATCTTCTCCATTCATAAAACGTATCCACTCATTATCTAATTCTGATTCATCAAATTTTGCTTTTGGCTGTTCACCTAAATATCGCTTGATCTCATTATCGTTCAAATCCCTCATCTCTTTAAGGGTATCGGCGCATAAGGCCCAATTACCGCGCGGATTGACCTGAGGATTGAGCCAAAGCATATTCTGTCCAAGAGCGAATGTCTGGGCCTGTAATTGTTTGCGATATTGCTTAGAACCTGAAACAGGATCGGGACTCATCTGGATAGATGTATCTCCACGCAATGAATCTATCGTAAGATTAGGGAATAATGCTTTGCTGTCTTCCCCTAATACTCTCTCGGCCAGACCTTGCGGGGGATAATCCTGATATAACTCAAACCATATCGCTATTGCCTCGCAAATATCCTGTTGTATTCGTGACACCCAAAGACCGAAGCGTGTCTCTGATTGCCGGTCAACTAAGACATCCTGACCTAAAGTCTTATTGCGTAATTGTGTAGTATTAAAATATGATGCGGCCCCGGTTAATCTTTCCAGAACCTCAAAGAGTATGCGTAAATCGCTTTCGGCCCAAGCCATAGAACGCTGAATATTGGGGAAATTTATTTTGCTGGGGTCATCACTGGGATATAATACCATCGGTTTAAGTTTATATTCTTTGTTGGTATATCCTTCATCAGGTTTGAAGAATCCGAAAGGACAGTTAGTAACGTATTGAAAGTCTGATTTCTGATTGAACACATTATTAAAGGCATTGACTATAGGAGCGATTATCTTCATAAGCGAATCACTCCTTATCATCCCCGGCTCTTTATATAGACCGCCTCCGGAAAATGGTATTTTCCCCGAACGGCTTATTTTTCTTAATGGCCTACCGCTTAAAAACTCGTCATTTTTTATGTCCACAATCATACGGAATCTTTCGGTGCGTCCATTTTTGGTATAATAACCATACCATTCATATAGGTCTATCGTAAGGCGGCGTATATCGATATCCCCCATAGAATCTTCACTGATCCCGAGTTCCTTAAGTTTCTCCTCACCTACTATTCTTTCTTTATCTGCGAAAGCGTGGTTGTAGAGTTTCTTTTTATATGCCTCAACATCTATAGGGATAAATACCTTTCTATCGAGATAACCTAAAACCGTTTCCCCATCTAAATGCAAAATATGTATAAAGAAAGGCAATTCCTGAATATTCTTTCCATAGGCAGGGATAAGTATATCGTCAATATCGGGGATATTCTCAATTATTCCCTTTTCAAATCTTAATTTCTCTGTTTTTATTTCCCAACGAATGGTATTTCCTTCTTTATCTTTTACAGGTATTCTCTTATCAACCCACTCCTCCCAGATTTTACGGTATATCTTAAAAAATGAGCTGCCAACTACAACCCGATTATGGATAAAAGCATCAACCTCTGGCTGCATATTGGCTTCCTGCTTTCCCATCCCCCACTTGGTAAACTTCTCCTGGTTGATGCGGTTATCTATATCGTTTATCCGTGTAGCTATAAAATTTATAGAATCAGGATTCCAGCAGGTAGCTAAAAGAACGGCCTGGTAACTGTCGGCCGCGGCTCTGGCTAAACCAAGATTCCGATCTGACATCCAATCATCTTTAGTTAATCCTTCCAGAAGAGAGGGCTTTTCGCTATGATAATGCTTAATATCAAGTGCTTTTTGAGCGATATAATCTTTTTGTATTTCTTCTCCATATTCAACATCATCGGAAACTATTTTGATTATATCCTTACGTTCGTTATCAGAAAATTTATCGGAACGAACATCAATTTTTATCTCGTTCTGGGTCTCTTTAGTTACCTGTTCGGGATTATCTTTTTTCTCTTCCTTGGGTTTAGGCATTACTCAACCCTTCTTTTTTTATGACTGCGGATATACCAAGCATCTTAAGTTCAGCACTGGCTATCTTTGAATCTTTATTAAGCGTAACTCCATTTAAAGATTCCCCTGCCTTTTCCATCTTCTTAAGCAAGGATTTAAGATTTCTTGGTTTTCGGCTTTGTATGTTTGGCTTCACCGCTTACAGGACTCCCGCCATTTTTAGGATAACAGACGTGGATATATGTTCCTTTTTTGGGGACAATAGTTCTTACCTTTCCACCACCCGCAACACAATCATCAAACGCTTTAGGCATATCATTACCTCCCTAACATCTTCCTGACAAAGTTAAGCATACTACCTTTTGCCGGTTGTATCTTTGACGGAGCATCCATTCTTCTGCGGATTAGGTTTATTCTATGATTCAACTCCACCTGGGCTATATCTATCTCTGAACGCCGGGCCTCACCTACAAAAATAGA